ACGGATATAAAAATAAATTTCACTTTTTTGTAAAAATATTTTTTATATCCGTTTATCCGTTGTATATTTGAACTATCAAAACAGCGACATTATGACAACTTTTACACCTTCAGAATCTTACGGAAACGATTTAACAATCAAAGTTTTATCGAGAACAGCAAAGACAGCAACTATCGAGACAACCGCTTGGGGAATCAAAAGAGTAAAAATCAGAGAATACCAAAAAGGTGTCGAGGCAATCTATTTCAAAGCGTGGATCGTTATTGCAACCGAATTGTTTAACGCAGACGAGGCGGCGCAAATCTCGATGGAAAACGCATATTACAATTAATATGCGTTACGATATTAAACTCCTAAAAGACGGCCTCCGGGACGTTAAAAAGGAACGGGATAACATTATGGGTCGGAGTTTCCCCCGCATACACCAAGAGGAAATCGACAAAGTGGACGCAATCGTGGACCAGGTAGAATCCGCAATCAAACTTTTAGAAGATACAACCTTTAAAGTGGATGCGTTCGCAAATAAAAGAGCCTTGAAATTGGAGGACTATCCGATAATTTCCGCCAAAGCATCGAGAGGCGAAAACCTCCAGACTTTGGCAGATGAATATGGAGTCAGTTACAAAACGATACAACGATCAATTAAACATTATAAAGAAAATCGATAATATTATGATAAAAATATTTTACGACGTAGAGACAACCGGTACCAATCCGAAATTACATTCGATACACCAATTATCGGGCATTGTTGAGGTTGACGATGTAGTGGTCGAGGAATTCGACTTCAAAGTGAGGCCACATCCAAAAGCGTTAATTGAAAAAGAAGCCATGGCAGTTTGCAACAAAACAGAAAAAGAGATTTTGTCGTACATGGAAATGTCGAAAGTACATAAAACGTTCCTCACATTCCTGAGTAAATACATCAGCAAATACGATAAAAAACAAAAGATCCATTTAGTTGGTTTCAATAATCGTGCATTTGACGACCTTTTCCTCCGTATGTTTTTCGAGCTTAACGGCGATAAATTTATAGGCTCATGGTTTTGGGCGGACACCATCGACGTTTTATGTTTGGCATCGGAGTATCTGATGGACAGACGATCGGAAATGCCGAGTTTCAAACTTAAACGTGTGGCGTTGGAATTAGGTTTGGCAGTAGATCAGGAAAGTTTGCACGATGCCTTATTCGATGCAAGGATCACACGAGATATTTACAGAATAGTAACCGGATTAGAATACGAACTTTAAATTTATGGCAGTAATCACATACACCAGAGCAGCAAAATGCAAAGATTGCAAATTCTGCGAGAGAATAAAGATTGGTAAACAGACACGCCATAAATGCGACAATCCAGAGTCGCCGAGATTTGAACACCCAACAATAAGACTCAACGATTTAGTTTGTGGAGTCTGGAAATTATAAACCTATGAAAACAGACAGACAGTATCGAGATAGTGCAAAAATTGCTTTTTACAGCCTTATGGCGTTGGCAGCTATTACTGTAGGATTGAATATTTACTCTTTGTTTCAGTAACACATCTAAAAATACCCTGGCAGCAGCCGTAAACAATAGAAACAAAGGTAAACAACCATTGTTTACACTTAACTAATTGATTCATAAAGGTTTGCAAGCGGTAAACAATGTAAACAATAAAAAGACCAAACTATACGGAAGTACTAAACAAGGAAACAACGTAAACAATGGTAAACAATGATTGTTTACACCGAAAGCACCGTATTTAAAGGGCTAAGGTAGTATATAAACAATGTAAACAATAAAATACTATATCTTTTTATATTATATAATATATAGAAAATACCCCATATTACGCGTATATTAGTATATTATATATGTGGCCACAGGTATCGTTTACATTGTTTACAATTGCTTTTTTAGCCTCTTAACTCTTTAGTTTATAGGTAGTTACAGAGGAACAATGCAGGCACTTTTATTGTTTCCTTTTCTCGGTGTTTGGGTTAAGTAGCTGATTGCCAATGTAATACAGTAAAATTTATTGTTTACGGCGATGGTTTTGTATTTATTTTGTAGATTTGTTAAAAATTATTTTTAGAAATGTACAGCACCGAGGAAAAAGACTTAATGAAAAGCCGAATACTGGAGGAAATGACAGGGAGCGAGTGCCGATCGTTGGACGATATTCTCTTAAACGATATTTTAGACGAATTTCCGCACGTTTCAACGGTTTACGAGTGGTTAAATAAAAATTCTAATTACTACGACCCTACGTTTTCCGAGGATTACGCCCGTGCGAGAGAAATCCGGACAGACAAACTCTTTTCCGAGATTATAAGCATATCGGACACGCCCGTACTCGGCGAGACGGTTAAATCTGGGTTGCTCGGCGACGAGACTACGACCGGCGACATGATACAACACCGTCGACTGCAAGTCGATGCCCGTAAATGGGTGGTTGCTCGAATGATGCCAAAGAAGTACGGCGACAAGATCGAAACCACAATAACAGGCGGGGACAACCCCGTAAAAACTATCGATGTAAAGCTACTATCTGCCGAAGCATTAGAGGAAATCGCAAAACAAGCCGATGTCAATAAATCTAAATCCTAACGAGGCGTTAGCCGAATTATGCCGACGATCTTTTTACAGATTTGTACAAGAGTTTTGGAGTGTGATAATACCCGAAGATCCCGTCTGGAACTGGCACATAAAATATTTATGCGACGAGCTGCAATACTTGAACACATTTGTAAAAGCTCGTAAACCAAAACCGTATGATTTAATAATAAACATACCGCCGGGATCTACTAAATCCACGATTGCGACGCAGATGTACACCGCCTGGGTATGGTTGGACGATGCAGCACAACGGCATATCGGGTCGAGTTATTCTCATTCGTTGGCCTTGTCTCATGCAGCCAAAACGAGGGACATTGTAAACTCTGACAAATACCAAACTTTGTTCCCTTCAGTTCGATTAAAACAGGACCAGAGAGCAAAGTCCGACTTTCTTAACACGTCAGGAGGGCAACGGTTCACAACCTCAACGGGTGGAACAATTACCGGGATGCACTCGCACCAAATCATAATCGACGACCCATTAAATCCTAAACAGGCGGCCTCAGATACTGAGAGGGAAACCGCCAACGACTTTTGTACAAAGACACTATCGACCCGTAAGGTTGACAAAAAAATATCTGTTACGATTTTGATAATGCAGCGATTGCATGAACAAGATCCAACGGGCGAGATGCTATCCAAAAAAGGTAAAAAGATTAAACATATCTGTTTGCCCGCTGAGAATAAAGGCAACGTACTACCTCCAGAACTCGCAGACAATTACGTGGGCGGATTGCTTGACCCCGTTCGTCTGGATGCTGAGGTATTGGCAGAATCTAAAACAGATTTGGGATCATTCGGATATGCGGGACAGTTCGACCAGAAGCCGGCACCAGATGAAGGCGGTATCTTCAAACGGGATTGGTTTCCGATTATCGATTGGAAACAGGAATATTCCAACCTCGTTTGGAACTTTGTAGCCGATACGGCATACACCGAGAACGAGGACAACGACCCGTCGGGGTATATCGCATACGCCGAATATGAAAACGATTTTATAATCAGGAAGGCAGAAACGGAACATTTGGAGTTCCCGGCATTATGTAAAGCATTGCCAACATTCGCACACCTCAACGGATATTCTCGCCGATCAATAGTCGAGATCGAGCCAAAGGCATCGGGTAAATCCCTGGTCCAGACGTTGAAAAAAGAAACCAAATTAAATTGCAAAGAGGGCGTACCACCCGCCAAAGATAAAACGGCAAGGGCGAAGGACTCGTCCCCAACGTGTGAAGCTCAGAGGGTTAAACTTATCCGAGGCCTATGGAATAAACCATTTTTGGATCAGTTGACAACGTTTCCGAATGCAGCACATGACGAGTACGTCGATTGTGTTACAATGATGGTCGGCGGTAAAAAGCCAAAGAAAAAAGGCGTTAAACGTAGGAACTAAAAAAGCCCGACGTTAGTCGAGCCCTTGTAATGTTTGTTGAGGTGGATGATTACCTCATCGAGTTGGATAATCCGAGAGCTAAATCGTCAGTTTGACAGTTTTTACATTGTCTTACATCTCTTTGAATATTGTAATTTTCGTCGTAAACAGGGTAAGACATACCCAACATTTCCCCACCACATAAGTCGCACGGGTTTTTAATTTCTAAAGATTTGTTTTTGATCGCCATAATTTCTAATTATCGTAATACGAAACTTGCGCGTACCAAAACCCATCGAATTCGTTATGGAATGAGTTAACATTCACGACTAACAAATCGTTATCGTCCCGTCTGGATTTGATTAAAAAATCGGTTAAACCATCGAACACGGTTTGGCGATTACTGTTTTTAAATTCTAATGTTTTCATATTTCTATTATTTTGATTGATGCAAATATAAAACTTTTTTTTAATAAAAACTAAAACAAAGTTTATTTTGTTTTTTGCATTGTTGTATATTAAATATTTATTATATCTTCGTACCATAATTTTATAATAATTAAAAACAATCTGCAAAATGGGATTATTAGTAAACTGCCCGCAAGGGGCTGCCATTGCTGACGTTGGTATCGCAAGATGTCCAGAGTCAGTCGGTCAAATCCAAAAAGCTGTTTTCCAAAGACTATATTCTACCGGAGCAGTAAAAAATAAATTCGAGGTTGCCACCGCAAACCCTAACTTGTTAGCGTCATGGACACCGAAACTGGCTGCGGTCGATGGAACGAAAGTCGTACAGACTCCGTACATCCAAGCACCAACAACAGAACCCGGAGCGGCCAGAGAATTCGGCGGCGGAAATGAAACATTGGGAGGTATTCCGATTATCATTGGTAGAGAGCCGACGGCCTTTACGGGAAATCTATTGTTTACATCTCAGGCGACAATCGCTGAGTTAAAGAAATACCAAGCTGAGGCAATCGCCGGTGGTTTAGGTGTATTTTTACAAGATGAATTCGGGAGAGTTATCGCAGTAGCGGACGACGTGGACAACCCAACAGAAGTTTATCCAATTCCAATTGCGGGATTATTCATTGGGGATAAAGCATTCGGAGGTTTAGAAGGCGCAGACATGAACGCAATTATGTGGAAGTTCTTACCGAACTGGTCTGACAAATTAGTGATTATCACTCCTTCAGATTTTAACGCCTTAACTGATTTAGTAACTCCGTAAATCCGTTACCATGGAAAACAAAAGAGTTAAAACCGTAGAGTTACAAGTCGGAAAAATAAAAGAATCTTTCGAGATTAGCCACGCCGAACGTATTTTGTCAATGACAAACAACGGCGGTTGGAAATTACCGACTGACTCAAAATATACTTTCGACAAAAATGGCCTTACTGTTAAATCAAATAAAAAAACTGGTACAAAGCCCGAATAGGGCTAACCAAATAAATAAAGCTATACGACATGAGAACCGAGTACGTTTTCATGTCGAAAGTTTTATGGAGCAGTCGGAAGTCTCACGCCCGGCGACAATGTTCCTCGACTGGGTTAAAACTTTAATCCCAAAAGACAAATTCTCGATCTTTGTATCGCTTTTCAGATTCCCAACTCCGATTGTCAGTTTATCCGATACCATCTTTAAAGAGTTGGAACGTGTATTCGACGGACGTAATCCATCATTTGAGTACGAATTTACAGACTCAGAACTGAAGGCAGATTGGCAACAGTACAAAAAAGACCACGGCGACAACGAGATTTGGAGGAAAAAAGGATGGGACGCAGTTAAAACCAAGATTAATTCTGTTTTGATTGTGGATCTACCAAAGGAACAAACGACAGAATTTCCAGAACCTTACTTTTATTGGCTCGGCATTGAGAACGTTATCGACTACGATTACGAGAATGGCGAACTAAAATATATTATTTTCAGACAGGCAGACGGTAGAATCGCAGTATTTGACGACGAGGTAATGTCTATTTATGAGACTAACGACCACAACCAAATCACAGACACCGAACCTGAGAGCGTGGAACATGGGTTGGGATTTTGTCCCGCTCGTTTTTTCTGGTCCACAGAGTTAAACCAAAACGCACCGGATTTAAAAAAATCCCCAATATCGGCACAACTTGCGGACATGGATTGGGCGTTGTTCTTTTCAATCAGTAAAAGACATTTGGATTTATACGCACCGTACCCGATATATTCAGCATACGAGGCAGACTGCGACTTTGAAAACTCGGAGACTGGCGACTATTGCGACGGCGGATATTTAAGAGGCGACGACGAGAACTTCAAAGTATTAAGAACTGGAGGCGTTCAACAATGCCCGGTATGTGCTGAAAAAAGATTGGCGGGTGTCGGATCATTTATCGAAGTGCCTATCCCAACAAAAGACAGTCCCGATCTTAGGAATCCGGTATCAATTACGACCATCGATAAAACGGCATTGGATTACAACGTCGAGGAAGTGGAGAGGCTTAACGCTAAGATTTACACCGGTTCGGTCGGGTCTGGAGGCGATATGCAATCCAAACAAAGCATTAACGAAATGCAAGTAACGGCAAACTTTGAGAGTAAAGTATCGGTACTGAATTCGTTAAAAGATAACATCGAGGCCGCAATTAAATTCGTGGACGATACCAGGTGTCGATTAAGATACGGCGACCGATACATCGGAAACCATATCAGTATGGGTACAGAATTTTACATTTATTCAATAGATGTATTATACAAACAATACCAACAGGCCAAAACAAACGGCGCACCATCGGCAGAACTTGACTTATTGAGCGAACAAATAATCGCAACGGAACACAGGAACAATCCAAGTAAGATCCAGAGAATGCGAGTATTAAAACAAGTAGAGCCATACCGACATTTTACGTTGGACGAACTCCTGAAACTATACGACAAAGAGTTAATAAATAAAGATTTATTAAAAGTTAAAATTAATTTTAATACATTTGTTGACAGATTCGAGCGAGAGAACACCAACATTGTAGAATTTGGAATGCAACTCGACCCGGCAAGTAAAATAAAAATAATAACCGATAAATTTATAGATTATGTCAGAGAACAAAAAGAAAGCAGCACCGAAGGCGGACCAGACGACGGAGAATAACGACGACCTATTGGGAGACGCTCAAACACCTGAGGCAAAAGCACCTGAGGCAAAAGCACCTGAGGCAAAAGCACCTGAGGCAAAAGCACCTGAGGCAAAAGCACCTGAG